GCGTCCTGCGCGTTATTGTCGTCGGAGGGGAGGGAATAGGATGAATTAACCATGTGCCAAAATTAACAAATCTCAGAATAAACGCAAACAAAAATTTTAATTAAAAGTGATAAATACCACTTGACAGCAGGGCCAGGGGCAGCCCTGGACCCCTTTCGGGGTCAAGGTTTTTTTTACTTTATTTTCCGAATGCGGCGTGAGTGTCGTGGCCGAAACGATCCGCAAGTTCCCACTGCTCAACCGCTTGCTCAAAAGCCTGCTCTTCAAGTGCGCGTTCGCGTGTCTCATGCTCCCACGCTTGCGCGAGTTGGGAAGCAATGTCTGCGAGTTGGTGCAAACGTATCACGTCACGCGCAGTGCAATTGCGCGTGTTGATATTGCGCACAATATCGCATACGAGATCGAGCGTGGAAACAACGGAGGATGAGGATGAATTAACCATAGGGAAACAATAGCACTTTTATAGAACCGCACAAGGGAAAGTTTTCAAAGATTTTTCGTAATAGACGTAATAGTACTTGACAGCGGAGCCAGGGGTGCCCCTGGCTGTACGTACACTATGCGCTCCCCAAGAGTTTGTACGTACACTCTACGTCCACGCTTATAACAAGTCGCTTATGCCTATAATGTTATTATAATTTATGTATTGATTATTGATATTTATTATCTCGTCTTTTACTTCGTCAAGATAGCCTACTATCTTTTCTATGTTATTAGTGAATTGGCTTGGATAGTAAGCGATAATTATCTTTTGTTTGTTATACTTAAACGTAAGGCATTTTTGCCTTAGTAAGCGTTTGTATTGAGGAGGATTATTGAACATAAATTATCGGTTAGCTATAGCAGCAAAGCAGATAAGGAAGACGGTGAGAATAGACATAAGAAGGGAGGATAAGGGGGGCGCTTTCGCGCCCCCCTTGGCATGGCTTATGCTAAGGCGTATTCACTCACCACTTGCTCCCCGTTCACTGTAAGGGAGCGAATCTTTGCGGCGGTAGTGAAAGAGCGGATGCCCTTCGCAGTGTTGAGGATGTATTGAGTGCCAGCAGCGCAAGGCTTGGCTTCCGCCAACGTCCCTTCAAGGGATTTGAATTGGCCATTGTCATTCACCCGATCGTTGGAGGAAGCATGATAGACAACCTTGACGAAGGAACCGATTTGCAATGCGTTTTTCATATGAGAGAGAGTCTAGAAGGTTAACAGTTAAAAGCAAGAACTATTTTCTGAGATTATCAATCTTTTCTGCTAGTGCCATACCCACAAAACCAAGGACAAGGAAGGGGGCGAAGGTTAAGAAGACTTTAGTGAGAACTTGAGCGGTTAAGGTAAGAGCAAAAAGGGTGTGTTCCATATGAGAGAGAGAATAGTGTTTTTCGTGCGATTGGCAAGGAAAAAGTGGGGGTGCTTTCGCACCCCCTAAGTGCTTAGGCATTAACGACTTGCTTTTCTTCGATGTATGCGAACAACACGTCGTTACGTGTTGCAAACGTCTCAGCGCGAACGCTTTTCGCTTCTTCCTTAGAAGCGCAAACAATTCTTTCTTCCTGTGCTTCACAGGAGTTCTTGCGGCGGATGATTAAGACAACTTCGTTTTCCATGAAAGAACAATAGAGCAACCGATCGAAACAAACAAGAAAAAAGATGCAATTAGTGAAAAAAAAAACGCATTCTCCCTCCCCCATTTATTGCAAGCAAAAAAAGAACAAAAAAAGTCATGCTACCTCCCCCCTTGGCATGGAATCTGAAAGCACCCACCCCCATTTTCGGAAAACAACATAGTGTACGTACGCCAGGCCTTGGGGGGGGTACTTTTTTTCAGTCCACCCTCATCCCCACACCATTTTAAACAACACCCCCACCCCATTTCCTAAATTTAGCCGCTTGAAATCTCAAAAAAACCCAACTCAAGTCCAAAAAAATACCAACCCAATTTATTATATATCAAATGCAAATCGGAGAAATTAAAATCTTTAAAAATACACAAGAACTAATCGAACATTACCCATACACAAATGAAAAAAAAGACGAAGTAGGCCATAAACACTTCATAATTCCTTTGCAAAATCAATTAAAATCATTTAAAGATGGTTTGGGCAAAATCTATTTTTTTGAAACAAAAGAAAATTCCCATTGCCACGAACATGTTGATACTGGCAAGTATAATTATTTGTTTCATTCAGAATATGTCAAAATTCTAGACTACGAATTAAATGACAGCGAAATTAATTACTTAAAAGCAGATGGCTTCGACGATTGTTTTGTTGGAGTTGGGCAATCTTTTGGTTTACAAGATAGATTAATATACGACAAAAACAAAATGCTCGAAAAGATGAAAAAAGATGGAATGACCGAAGAAGAAGCGTGGGAATATTTTGAGTATAATATATTGGGAGCTTATATTTCCGATAATATGCCAATTTTCTTATCTACATGTTCTTTAGAGGAACTGCAGCAACTAGAAGAACTGGAAAAAATAGTACCATAAGTTATTTCGTCAATAGTATAATATATTTTTTTAAAGCGATGCGTCTTTAAGATTTTAAAGCAATTTTTACAAGGTTTGGCTAAATTTACTTGATTGTTATTATCAATTCTAACATTAATAAAAGTTAATTTCGAGCAATCTGAGTATCCAAGTCTTATTAATGCATCTATTTCAGAATGCATTGAGGCAATATATTTTTCGGGGTTATCTTTATATCCCAAATAAATGCCAAATCTAGTGCGGCGATGTAATTTATTATAATTATTATAGCCAATGCATAGTAACTTGCTCTTTTCGTAAACAAATGTGCAGTGAAACGAGCGACCAGTTTCTTTATCTGCTTTAATGCATTTGGCAATGTCTATGCATTTATTTATTTTTCGCTCAATACTCTTACTCATATTTATTAGTGTAAATTAAACAAAGGAATAAGTCAATGGCATTTTTAAAATATTCAGATTTACCAGTTTTTGCTAATTTCACTCAAGAAAATATAGATCCAGTTAAAAGTAATGCATCATTTATGTTTGCAGCTACTGAAGCTAGTTTAAATTTAGATACGAATTTAGCTATAACAAGATATTTGGGAACTAAAAAAGCTGAAATGCCTGCAAGTGGTCCTTTGGAGGGTAAATTTACATTAACTTTCTTTCCAATGATAGAATCTACGGAAACAAATTCTATTTTAAATATACAAAAAACAAATCAATTAGCGTTTTTTAATTTAACTGGCGATTTTGCTTTGGGTCATACAATTTCTTTATCAAATTTTAATTTAAGAAGATCTTATTTACAAAATTATTCAATAAAAATTAATCCATATCAACCAGTAAGCATACAAGCAAATTTTATTTCTTATGATATACAAGAAATAATTGGAAAAACTTTATCATCGCAAGTAATTTCACAACCAATTTCCAAAGATACTTCAAAACCAAATTACGAAGCATTGCATGGATTAACTACATTAATGACAACAACTTCCAACAGCACCCCGCAAACAAAAACTTCAATTGAAGTGCAAGTAGATTGCAATAGAACGCCAATTTATCCAATTGGAAGTAAAATTCCAGATGGCGTTGTATTAAATACTGTAGAAAGAACTATAAATATACAAGGAGAAAATATTGGAAGCGTAATTGATATTACTGGTAGTAGCGCTGGAAATATGTCATTATATTTTTCGCCATTAAGTAAATTAGGATCAAGTATTTCATCTAATTCTGTTTATACAATAAATACTGTAGATGCAAAAATAACTGCTCAACAATTATCAATATCACAAAACTCTACATTAAATGGAAAAGTAGTTATTAAAGAAATAATACTTTAATAATTTATTATTGATGTGGCAAAGAAAACAAATTCAGCGACAAAAGAAATAATTACACCCAAACTATCTGAAAAGATTAATTTCAAACAGCGCCCATTTAAATTTTCAGAAAAACAAAAAACATTTTTAGAATTAGCACTATCTGATAAAGCAAAAATTATTTTTTTAGCAGGTCCAGCAGGAACAAGTAAGACTTATATGTCTGTTTATGCTGCAATTAATTTATTAGCTAAAGAATTAAATAGCAAGGAAATAATTTACGTAAGAAGTATTGCTGAAAGTGCGGAAAAAGGTCTAGGCAGTCTTCCAGGTGAAGCTGACCATAAGTTCGAGCCATTCGTTACGCCACTTTGGGAAAAAATTGACGAAATGGTTCAAGAGGCAGATGCAGTTTGGCTAAAGAAGAGTGAATTACTATCAGCAAAACCAATAAACTATCTTCGTGGCGCGAGTTGGGCAGATAAATTAATTGTAGCAGATGAAGCGCAGAACTTTTCTTATAAAGAATTGGTTACTTTGATTACTCGTATTGGTGAAAATAGTAAAATGTTTGTTTGCGGGGATTTTATGCAATCAGATATTAAGTCTAGTGGTTTTAGACAGATGTTTAATTTGTTTAATGATGAAATATCAAAAGAAAATGGTATTTTTTGTTATGAATTTGATAATAATGACATCTATAGAAGTGGAATTCTTAAATTTATCGTAATAAAATTACAACAACTTCAACAGGATAAAGAAAAAGGTCAATAAATTATTTATTATATAATATGGGATATATTTTCTGTCAATCATGTGGATCTAAGGCTGAATATAATTTTGCGCCCCCTAATTTTTGCGCTAAATGTGGTCAGAGATATCACACAAATACAAATCAATCGAAACAATTACTATCAAAATCTAAATTTGCGAAGCAAGTCTCAAGAATTGAGACTGATGATTCAGATGACGAAGATTATGATGATTATGATGATAGTGGCGAATCAGATTTTTCAGATTCTAGGATAGTACCTCGAATAAAAAACATAAGTGTAGAAATAGATTCTTCATCAAATGTAAGATCTTTTAAATTGGGAGAATTATTTGAATCACAACAACCATCCCAAAATTTCCCATTTGGAAAAAGGCAAAATTTAGAATAAGCTAATGACTCAAAATCCAAAAAAAATTACATTTGACGAAAAAGCTGAAATAATTTCAAAAGCCATTAATAAAAAAAGAAATAAATGGCAATTGACCGCAATAACTTGGATGGATTTTGATGACGTATCGCAAATAATTAAATTACATATTTATAAAAAATGGAACATGTGGGATCAGTCAAAACCACTTGAACCTTGGATTGGAAGAATCATTTCCAATCAGATTAAAAATATAATTCGCAATAATTATACAAATTATATAAGACCTTGTTTAAGTTGTCCACATAATGGAGGCGAAGATCAATGTATAATTTCGCCAAGTGGAACTCAAGGTAGTTTTTGTAATTTATTTGCTAAATGGGAGAAGCAAAAAAAGAGTGGTTATGATTTAAAGATGCCGCTAACTTTAGAAAATCATAAACAAGAAGTAGAGGAAACAATAGACAGCACTTTTTTTTCATTTGATCGCGTAGATCAATTAAATGGAGAGATGAAAAAGGTTTTAACCATTAAACAATATAATGCTTATATAATGTTATTCTTCGAGGAGAAAACAGAAGAAGAAGTTGCCAAATTTATGGGTTATAAAACGAATGAAAAAAATAGAATGATTGGTTATAAGCAAATAAAAAATTTAAAAAAGCTATTCAAGGAAAAAGCCGTTCAAATTATAAAAAACAGCGACATTTTTTATGGCGACAACTAGTTTAACAAAAGATCAGCAAGAATTTATTTTTAATCATTATAAATTAATTAAAGATCTCAATGAACTTACAAAAAAAGTATTCAACGACGATTCTTTAGATGGTCGCACTACGGAAGGTAAATTAATCAGAGCCTTTCTTGTTCAAAATAATTTAAAATATAAAACGACTAAACATATAAAAGTCGATTCCGTCGAGTTTTCGGAATCGAATAAGCATTTCATCATCGAATCAGCAAAACAAGGAATGAGTTCATTCGCTATTGCTGAATTATTATTTCCCGACAAGGAAATAAAAAAGCTTGGCGCTGAACAACGCGCCGTTCTCGAACACATCCGCACTGTGAACGAGGATTTCGTTCCCAGTCAAGAATCTGGCCTTCTCACTAGTTATAGTCCGCCCAAAAGCTACACCAGATTGATTAAAAAAATTTTTGACTCTACAGGTTTCCAATTAGAGGAGAATAAATTAGGTAGAAGTCAAAAAAACTGTCTAGACAAATTGTGCATCAATTTGTCAAATTCAAGATTTGTAAAAATCATGAATAACTATACTGACAAAAATGATAGATTGTTATTTGAAGAGGAATTTACAAGACTAACTTGGGACAAACCAGATCTTACTGCAGACGAAATCAATTTGTACATGAACGTGTGCAAAGAAATTATAAATTTAGAAACAATAAGTAAACATTTAAATAAACTAAATGACTTATTTGATCAAGCAGAAGATCAGAATGAAATGACAGTTAAACTTGCAGAAATTATTAAAGCAAAAAGTGGTGAGTATCACCAATGCGAAGGTAGAATCGAAGCATTAACTAAAAAATTGCAGGGAGATCGTTCTGAAAGAATGAAAAATAGACAAAGAGAAAATGCCTCAATACTTTCTCTTGTTCAAATGTTTCAAGAAGAAGAAGAGCGAAAGAATATGATTCGTATAGCTGAGATGCAAAAAGAATTAGTGTCTAAAGAAGCGGAAAATTTAGAAGGTATGGCTGCATTTAAAGCTAGAGTATTAGGAATTTCAAAAGAAGATGTTATTTAGCTGTTTAGAATGTGAAGAAGAATTTGATTCAGAGAAATCGTTGCACGCTCATATAAAAAAACATAATAGAATGCTATTGCAAGATTATTATGTTAAACATTTCGCTCGTAAAAATTTATTAACAAATGAACTATTACCTTTCAAAAATAAAGAAAGCTATTTTGACCATGACTTTAACAGTATACATGAGGTTTATAGATGGTGCGATATTGCTAATCCAGAAACTGTTAAAAATTACATAATAGATAAACTCGCAACTAGAATCGAAAGTCGCAATTTAAAGTTTGCACCAAATGAAGTTGAACTCTATGTAACTAGATTGCCTAATATTGATATTTATAAAAAGCATTATTTAAGTTATACTTATGCTTGTGATAAGATAGGTGTTAAACCAATGTTTAATGCTAAGTTGCCAGACGAATTTAACAATGACTACTCTAATTTATTAATATTAACTGATTCAAGAGAGCAAGAACCATTATATTTTAAAAAGCAAAAAGTAAAAAAGTTAGATGTTGGTGATTATTGTATTATAGATGGCTTTGATTATACATTTGTTGATAGAAAATCAGAGGCGGACTTTAAAACTACAGTCAGCAGAGATAATATAAAAAGATTTACTAGAGAATTGGAAAGGGCGAGAAAAATGAATTGTTATATATTTGTTGTTATTGAAGGAAAGTTAGAAGACATGGAAAAGAATAATAAAAAAGCTGCACATGTATCCAATATGAATTATATATTCCATAATATGCGTTTATTGCAGCATGAATTTAGGGATTGTTGTCAATTTGTATTCTCTGGTTCAAGAAAAAGAAGTGAGTTATTCATTCCTAAATTACTCAAGTGTGGAAAAAAGATCTGGAATACTGATGTCCAATATTTTATTAATAAATTATGAGCTGGCAAGTTGGATTACAAAAAAGTAGAAATAAAAATGTTGGTATAAATCAGCACATTTTATCGAGAGAAGGTTTTTTAGATGAGAGAGAGGCTAAAATTTTATTATATAAATTTCTTAGAGAAAATCCATCGTTTACGTCCGAATTACTTACTGGTGTTGAACTATTTCCTTTTCAACACATGGCTATTAAGGCTATGTTTAATACAGATTATTTTCTTGGCATATGGAGTCGTGGACTTTCTAAGTCATTTACTACTGGTATTTTCGCAATTCTAGATGCAATACTACATCAAGGCGTTCATATAGGTATTATATCCAAATCATTTCGTCAAGCTAAAATGATTTTTAGAAAAATTGAAGACATTTCTAAGAGCGTTAAGGCTCCAATGTTTGCAGAAGCTATTAATAGGGTGTCTAGAGGCAATGATGAATGGTTTATGGAGATTGGTAGATCGAGAATCACTGCATTACCACTTGGTGATGGAGAAAAGCTTCGTGGTTTTCGTTTTCAAAGAATGATTATTGATGAGTTCTTATTGATGCCAGAAAAAATTTATAATGAAGTTATTGTTCCATTCCTTTCGGTTGTAGAAAATCCAACTGAGAGGCAAAAAATTTATGATGTTGAAACGAAGATGATTGCCCAAGGTAAAATGAAAGAAGAAGATAGAACTATTTGGCCAAACAATAAAATTATTGGTCTTTCTTCTGCAAGTTACAAATTTGAATATTTATACAAGCTTTATCAACAATACGAAAACTTAATTTTAAATGAAAGAAAACAAGATGACGCGCATAGAGTAATTATGCACTTTAGTTATGATTGCGCTCCAACACAATTGTATGATCAAAGCTTATTAAATCAAGCAAAAGCTACGATGAGTGAATCTCAGTTCCAAAGAGAGTTTGGTTCAATATTCACTGATGATAGTAGTGGTTATTTCAAAGTCAGCAAGATGATGTTATGTACATTTGCTGATGGAGAAGGACCAAGTGTAGAAGTAAGCGGAGATCCAAATGCAAAATACATTTTATCATTCGATCCTTCTTGGTCTGAATCGGAAGGTTCTGACGATTTTGCTATGCAAATTATTAAATTGATGCCAGAAAAAAGAACTGGAGTTGTAGTTCATAGTTACGCAATGGCTGGTACTAGTTTGAAGCATCATATGCAATATTTTCATTACGTACTTAATCATTTTAATATTGTAGCTATATGTGGTGACTATAATGGAGGCGTACAATTTTTAAATTCAATTAATGAAAGTGAACTTTTTAAAAAGGATAAGATTAAAATAGAAACATTTGATGCAGATTTCGACAATCTTCAAGAATATAATGAAGCAATTAGATTATCTAGAAATCAATATAACGAAACACAAAAAAGAATATGCCATTTAAGAAAACCTTCATCAAATTGGATTCGTTTTGCTAATGAACAATTGCAATCATCTTTTGATCATAAAAGAATATTTTTTGCTGGTGCTGCAATGGATGATGCTTATCAAAAGCAAAGAAATAAAGATATTCCAATTCAAGAAATTAAGTTTTTGAGAGTTGGTGAAGAGGATAACGATAAAGCATCCAAAATGATTGATTTTATAGAACATCAAAAAGATATGTTAGATCTTACCAAAGCTCAATGCGCATTAATTCAGCCTACTACATCTCCTATGGGTGTTCAAAGTTTTGATTTGCCTTCAAATCTAAAATCTCAAAAGGGACCAGATAGAGCAAGAAAAGATTCTTATTCTGCATTATTATTAGCAAATTGGATGATGCAAGTTTATTATGATATGATGGACGCGCCGAAACAAGAAGTTTTTTCTTTTACGCCAATGTTCATAAAGTAACTTTTAACAACTTTTAAGTGTAACTTAAATTATGTCAGATAAGAGAAGGTACAATAAGAAATCAGATTATTGGAATAAATTCAATAAAGTTGAAGAAGTTCCGACGCCTCAATTGCAACATCAAATTATTAATGGTAATTTTGTGCCACCTCCTGCTAGTGCTGGCGAACCATTTTATACATCTGACGCTTCTTATACAAGACCTGGAGATGGAGCGAGTCCAGCTCGTACAGATTCTACTAGAATTAATAGAGCTACATTAAGAATTCCTACAAATAGATTTAGCAGCATTCGAATGGGCATGTTGCCATATGAATACGCTTCTGATGGAGTTAATGTTAGAGAGGCTATTGAGTTATGCCAAAAAGCTTATGCAAATATTGCTATTTTTAGAAACTCAATTGACGTGATGGCTGAGTTTGCTAATTCAGATATCTATTTAGATGGTGGTAATAAAACTTCCAGAGACTTTTTTTATAAATGGTTCAATAAAATTAGATTGTCTGATTTAAAGGATCAATACTTTAGAGAATATTATCGTAGTGGTAATATATTTCTTTATAGAGTTGATGGTAAATTATCGTTAGATGATTTTAGCACTCTATCTAAAATATATGCTGCAGAATCTCTTACTCCATCTAAGATTCCAATTAGATATGTATTAATGAATCCATTTGATATTGTTGCCAAAAGAAGTTCTGCATTCTCAAATGGAGTTTATGAAAAGGTTTTGTCAGAATATGATTTAGAGAGATTGCGTAATCCAAAAGATCCTTATGATAAAGAATTGTTTAACTCTTTCTCTCCAGAAGAAAAAGAAAAGATTAAAAAAGGACAATATTATACTAGTGGATTGATGGTAAAATTAGATGCCGAAAGATTATGTTTTAGCTTTTACAAAAAACAAGATTATGAACCTTTTGCCATTCCGTTTGGATTTGCTTGTTTAGAAGATATTAATGCCAAACTTGAATTAAAAAAGATGGATCAAGCAATAACACGTACTGTTGAGAATGTTATATTGCTTATTACAATGGGTGCAGAACCAGAAAAGGGGGGAATTAATCCCCACAATTTGCAAGCTATGCAACAGTTATTTTTAAATGAAAGTGTTGGTCGAGTATTAGTTTCCGACTATACAACAAAAGCTGAATTTATTATTCCAGACATTTCAAAAATAATTGGACCAGAAAAATACGAAGTTTTAAATGAAGATATTCGTCAAGGTTTGCAAAATATCATGATTGGTTCTGAAAAATATAATACGACAGAAGTTAAAGCTCGTATTTTCATGGATAAATTAAATGAAGCTCGTAGAGCTTTTTTAAATGACTTTTTACAAAGAGAAATTGTTAGAGTTGGTTTGGATTTAGGTTTCAAAAGCATTCCTACTGCAAAATTTGTCGATATGGATTCGAAAGATCAAACTGAAATTTTAAGAGTAACAACTCGATTGATGGAAATTGGAGTTATTACTCCTCAACAAGGATTGGATGTATTCAATACAGGAAGATTCCCAAATTCAGAAGATATTCAAGCTAATCAAGAAGAATTTACAAAAGATAGAAAGAAAGGTTACTATAATCCTTTAGTTGGTGGTGTTCCAATGATTGCTGCTCCAGCACCTAAGTTACCTGCTGGTGCTGCAGCTCCTGTAGCTGGCGGTCCCGTAGGCGCACCTAAGCCAGCACCCGCACCTTCAAAGAATACAACTCCAAAATCTGCTGGTAGACCAACTGGTAAAACTGCACCAAGTAAAACAATTAAGGGTTATTCTAGAAAAAGCATTCAAGAGGTTGTTGGAAGAATTGAAAAATTCAGATTAACTCTACAAGAGCGTCTTAAAGAAAAATTTAATACTGAATCTTTAAACGAAGATCAAATTAAAATTACAGATCAGTTATGTGAAGCTATAGTATGCGCCACAGAAATGGAATCTTGGAATGAGCAAGCTGATAACTGTGTAATAGAGATAAATAATCTAGAAAATCTAAATCCAATTGAAAATGTATTAGAAATATCTGTTGAAAATGAACTTGAGGTTTATCCTTCTGCTATTTTATATCATTCAGAAAAAATATAATGGACTTTAAATACAAATCAACGTTTCAAATGCCTGGTATTACGGTATTGCCCTTTTCGTTTGAAAAGGATGTAGCAAAGGCATCTCTCGAAAATTTAACATCACTAATTCCTAATCAAGAAATTAATTTTGATGATAATATTGATTTATTGGGCGTAGCTTTTAATGCTGCAGTTATAAATAAATTCAATAAAAATGATGACGGTATTGATACTCAAACTGCCGTTAGAATTGCAAATTTATTTCGTCATAAACCAACAAATATTGAACATAAAAAAGATAAAGTTGTTGGACATATTTTAACAGCTGGATTTAGTAAATATGGCGATAGCGAAATTTTAACGCCAACTCAATTAGAAAATTATAATGATGCTTTTAATCTTTCTTTAGGCGCAGTTGTTTATAAATTTGTTAATAAAGATTTCGCTTCCGCATTAGAAGATTCTGCAACAAATCCTAATAGTCAATATTATGGAAAAATCTCAACTAGTTGGGAATTAGGATTTAATGAATATAAAATTGCTGTAGGTTCAGACTCTTTAAAAGAGGCAGAAATCATTTCTGACGAAAAACAAATTCAAGAATTAAAAGGTAAATTAAAAGCTTATGGTGGAGATGGAAAATTAAATGACGGCACAAGAATTTATAGATTAGTTGTCGGAGAAATTTTTCCATTAGGTATTGGATATACAACATCTCCAGCTGCTGATGTAAATGGTATTGTTGTAAATAACGATGAATTTGTACAATACGAAGAACAACCAAAATCAAAAATTTATTCATTCAAAAATCATTTTTTCTCTAAAAAAGATTCACAATCTAAAAATATTAATGTAAACCACAAAAAACAAAGTGCTATGGAATTAGAAAATCTCGTTTCGGAAGTCAGAGAAGCTCTTTTAACTAAGAAAATTTCTGAAGAAGCTGCTGCTAACATGACTGCCACATTTACTGAGGCAATTAAAAAGAAAGATCAAGAATATCGTAATGAATTGCAATCAGCAAAAGAAGCAGCAGAAAATTTAACAAAAGAAAGAGCTGAATTAAAAGCTTCCGTCGAAGAAGTTCAAAAGCAATTAGCTGATGCACTTTCAAAACTTTCTGAATTTGAAAATGAAAAAAGAGCTGCTCAAGCTTTGGCTCGTTTTAATTCACGCATGGAAGAAATCGACCAAATGTTTGATTTAGATGACGAAGATCGTCAAGTTTTAGCTGACGACATCAAATCAATTGGCGATAGCGATGAAGCATTCGCTTCATACAAAAATAAACTTTCCGTTATTTGGAGAAGTAAAAATAAAGAGGCTAAGTCCGAAATCGAAAAACAAATTCAAGCTCGTATTGACGAAGAAGTCAAAAGAAAGCTTGAGGCACTTAAAAATTCTACGGCTTCAAAAACAGAATCAGTCGAACAAATCTTGGATAAAGCCAAGGCAGTTGATTCTGAACTTCCAAATAACAACCAACAATCTTCTAAAGCTCCGCAGTCCCTAATTCAAAGATTTGCCGATGCTTTCAAGAAGGAAAATATCATTATTTCTTAATAAACAAAAACTTAAATAAATAAAAATTATGGGCAAAAGACTATTACCCTTTAGACAATATAACGAGCATGACGTTATTAACATGTTTGCTTTAAATGACGCAGCGATCAATGAAAGTATTACAGATTTTGGTTCTGGTGATGCTGGAGTTTTCGTTAAAGTTATTTCTGGAAACTTGGATCTCGATCCAGTTAGCTATACTTCTGACAGTTATCTTGGAAAAACTGATTATCCATACGTTGGAGCAAACGGTTATCCAAAAGTAAACTTAAAAGTTAGCCCTACTGTTTCTGGCGACGTAAAACCATTGGGAATTACTTTGTGGGAAACTGCTAAGTATGACGAAAATGGTCAAAAACTACTTTATTATCCTCAAAAAGCTATTGACCATCAAGTTCTCTTGCCAGGTCAATCAGTTCCCGTAGCAACAAGAGGAGTATTTACTCTTTCTGCAAGAGCAATTGATGATTCTGCTGCATTCGCAGTAGGTTCTGGATTCAAATTGTCTCCTGGAGCTGCTGGTAAAGTTACAGGTTCCGCTCCAACAGATTCGGCTGCAATTGGAACAATTCTAGCAGTTGGAACAAGAGGAGATAATGGAATTACCTATGCACTCAAGAATGGAACTACTCAAGGAGATACTTATTCTGGCAAATACGCAATCGTAAAACTAGGCTAATTTTAAATAAAAAACTTAATAGATAAAGACATATGAAAATCTCATTAAAAAGAACACCAGAACAAATTGAGTTGGTAAAAGCAATGGCTTCCAGAAATCGTGATGTAGCTTATGAAGCTCAAGTAGCTTTGGCTCAATTTCTTGGTCCAGTTCTCGCTCAAGTAATTAACAATGCTCCTGTATTGTCAAATTTATTCACAACTCTTTCATTCAATTCCGAAGATAATCCTTCAATTCCTTTGGATTTGTACTACGACATCACCGACGAAGATTATATTCAAGTATATAGTCAACAAGTCGCTGGAGGTCTTCCTACAAACCAAGTATTGCCAACTTCTGCGGAAATGAAAATGACTACCTATACACTTGATTCTGCTCTCAGCTTTGATAAGCGTTATGCAGCTAAGAGTCGTATGGATGTAGTTAGCAAAACCTTTACCCGTATGGCCCAAGAAATTTTGGCAAAACAAGAAAAAACCTCTGGTAATCTTGTCTTGACATCATTGGCTAATGCGAAAACAAATGGTTTACAACATGTTCAACGTGCTAACGCAACAGGAAGATTCTTGTTGCAAGACATGAATGAATTGCTAACTCTATCTCGTAGGGTTTTCACTTCCTTCAGTGCTGGTACTCCTGCTGATGGACTTTCTGGAATGGGAATCACTGATTTGATGATTTCTCCAGAAGTTGAAGAAGAACTTCGCGCAATGGCTTATAATCCAATTAGTACAAAAGGAGTTCTTTCAGCAACTCCAGATGCTTCCAACCCTGGAATCGCTGCTCCCGAATCAGTTCGTCTTGGATTATTCAATGGCGGTGGAATTTCTTCATTCTACGGAGTTAATCTTTTGGTCTTTAATGAATTTGGAGTTGGACGTAAATTCAACACAATTTTCGATAATGTAGCTGGATCAACTACTTATTCAAAAGCAAATGGAGCGGGTGGTACTGCTGAATTTGCAGGTGCTACTGATGAATTATTGTTAGGAATTAATCGTGGAAGAGAATCACTCATCAGAGCAGTTGCTACTGATGCAGAAAGTGGTTCTGAATTCAGCTTGATTGCTGATGACCAATACAGCATTCGCCAAAACAAAATTGGTTACTTTGGATCTTTGGAAGAAGGTCGTATGGTAATTGATACTCGCGCATTGTTTGGTAAAATTATCAGTCGCTAATTATTAAATTAGCTTAGTTTAGAAGGGTCGCTCTTTAAAGAGCGACCCTTTTTTTTATTATATAGTGTAATATTTTTTATGGCAAATTTAAATAACATTGAAGTAACAAATGGTAAAGATTTTGTACAGAAACAAAAACAATTGGAAGAACTTTTGGGGATTAATAAAATTAGTCCTTTTGGCACTAATGAATTAGAAGTTTTCGAGGATAATTTAAAAGGAGCAACTCAAGCAGATATGCAAAAAATAGCACAAAGAGTTGGACTAAATCCATTTTTAGATAGAAGTAGATTGAAGACGGCTTTAATTAAAGAATTTATTGCTTATACAAAAAATTCAAGAAGAAATGCAATTCCTCCAAATCCTCAACAAATAAAATTAAATGAACACAGAAAAAGTTATGAAAAAGCTAAAAAATTTTTAGGAGAATTTTAATGAGTGAAATTAACGATTTAGCCTCTGGAATATTTGCTACAGAATTTGATTCAGATTCAAACAATGTAAATCCAGCATATGTAAGTGGATGGTTATCTAGCAATTTAGGATTATTAAATACTTTGCTAAATACAAGTTTTTCTGGAGAAAATCCAAATCTAGGATTAGAAGAAAAATCAATTTATACAGAATTATATTTACATAATTATTATAATAAACAAGCTAGAAATGTTTTAAGAGGAATTACTTCATCTTCATCATCAAGCGATAACATTACAATGGTTGCAGATGGAGATAATAAAATTATGTTCGGTAATAAAAATGAAGTTGCAAAAACATATAAAGATTTAGCAAAAGCCTCAAAAGAAAAATTAGATAATTTAATTACTAAATATAATATTTATGGCTCTAAACCATTACAAGTTGTAGGTTATGAATCTAGAGGTATTCCTGTTCCAGTTGATGAGACTATTACTGCTTATGGTAATGATGGAACTTCGTCAATTTTTACAGATCAAAATGTACAAAACTTTTTGAATGATTTAAGTAATAATAACGGCATCATTGATGCTGGAGCAGAGTAATTTTAAGATATAACTTGGATCTTCTGGTGTAATTATTTTATAATAATATGCCAAGTGTTCCATTTAGATTTATTCAGAGGAGAACGTCTACTACTGGACGTATTCCCGACTTAGCAACCGTCTGTAGTGGCGAACTCTTTCTTCAATTAGCCGATGGGACGATTTTATTAAAAAGTGATTACGCTCCAAGTGGTTATTTTTCTGTACTTACAGATTCTATTGCATACGGTTTAAATAAAATAAAATTTAGTGGAGCAACAAGTGGCGATTTAGCATTTTGGGACGGATCTCAAATCGTTCCTTTGGCAACTGGTATTTTACTTTCTGGATTTAGTGCTGGAGGTGGTGGAGGTAATGTTGATTTAACTAATTACATTACTTCGGGCAATTTAATATCTATTCTTTCGGGATATTTACCTACTGGAAGTGGCGTAACTTTAACTGCAGAGCAAACTGGCTCTTTTGCAACAACTGGACAACTTGCAAATTATGTTACTTCGTCCGACTTAAATACTTCTTTAAGTTTTTACGCTACTACTGCATCAACAACTAATTTTGTTAGTAATACTCAAACTGGTTGTTTTGCAACAACTGGAGAACTTTCTCAATATTTACAAACTGGATCTTGCACATCTTTTGTATCAACAGGATCTACTGGAAATTTTATAACTACGGACCAAACTGGCATTTTTGCTTTAACTGGAGATTTAGTTAATTATGCTCTAACTGGAGATTTAGTTAATTATGTTTTAACTGGATCTACTGGTGATTTTGTAAAAACTGGACAAATAAAAGATTTTATAACACTAGCTGATATATCAAATCAGTTTTCGAATTTTGTTTTAACAAGTCAATTAAGTGAATATGTAACAACTGGAGATGCAGAAAGTTATGTAACCACTGGACAAACTGGAGATTTTGCCACACAGTCTGATTTAACAAGTTTAGCTAATACAATTTTAACTGGTTCATTAACTGGAATATTTGATGCTGCTGGATATGTGACTGCAGTTCAAACTGGTCAGATATTACCCAATTATGCTTTAAAAAGTGAAACTGGAAATTTTATAACTACGGATCAAACTGGTGATTTTGTAACTAGTAATTTAACTGGTAATTTTGTCGTATCATCTACTTTAAATGATTACGCTCAAATTTCTAGTTTATCTTCTTATGCTACAAATGATGCGTTAAATAGTTATGCAACATCTTCTTCCTTAAATTCGTATGCTTTAAAAAGTGAAACTGGTTCTTTTGTAACTAGCGGTGAAATAACTGGATTTGTTTCAAAAGCGAATACTGGATCTTTTGTAACTTCTGGAGAAATAACTGGATTCGCTCTTATTTCTCAACTTTCTAATTATGTAACAACTGGAGTAGCGGCATCTTATCTTAATACAGGTGATGCAGCAAGCACTTACGCTACAAAATCAGAAATTCAAAATTTTGCTAGCGCAACAAATTTAGCAAATAATTATTATACTAATCAATCTGTTGACGAAAAGCTTTCTGGCTATGCAACTACTGGTGAATTAACGGGATACGTATTAATTTCAAATTTAAATACTGGAAGTTTTATAAGTTCGAGTCAAACTGGTGATTTTGTAACTAAAAATCAAACTGGTGATTTTGTAACCACTTCAAAAACTGGAAATTTTGCTACTCTTACGAATTTAGATTCTTATACAACAAGAGCTACATTTGATGCATTTACCACAGCATTAATTGAACAAAATTTTGGAGCTGCAGTTATTGAATCTTTAGTAGCTAAAACTGAAACTGGCATTTTTGTCACAACTGGAGATTTATACAATGCATTTACTGGAATTGGTGGTTGTCAAAATTTAGTTTCTCGTGAAAATACTGGATGTTTTGTTACTACTGGTAATTTAACAAATTGTTTAATTAATTTTGCGCTATCTTCTAATACGGGGCAATTTGCGAGTACTGGATATGTAAATGATTGTTTATCAAATTATGTTTTGGCTTCAAATACTGGTTCTTTTGCAACGACTGGTCAATTAACTGGTTTTGTTGATAAGCAAGAAACGGGAGTTTTTGCATTAACGTCTCAATTAAATGGAGTTGCATATTATAGTGGAGTAGATAGTTTATATGTAACTAAAGACTTTGCAAATGCAAATTATTTAGTCGCAAATGATATTTTAAATTTTGTAAATAAAGATGGCACTGGATGTTTTGTAGTTACTGGTGAATTATTAAATTATGTTTTAAATTCAAATACTGGCTGTTTTGCAACAACTGGATATGTGGCATCTAATTATGCAACAACTGGATTTTTAATAAATAATTATGTAACTACTGGGTGTTTATCTAATTGTCTAAATTGTTATGTAACAACAGGAAGCACTGGAGACTTTTTAAGCAAATCTGCAACTGGAAATTTTGTGCCGATTAGCATTTTAGTTGGAGCGGAACAATTTATTTCTGGAACTCAATTGGTTACTCATGATGATACTGGTAGATTTGTACCAATTTCAGCTACTGGAAATTTTTTAACTCGTGATCTTGCTCAAAATTATGTTAACTCTGGGGAGTTTGTAACTAATCAAATTACTGGAGATTATATAACTACTGGTCAGACAGGATCTTTTGTCGCTATTAGTTTTACAGGTAATTTTATTCCAAGAAGTTATACAGGAAACTTTGTTTCAACTGGCGAATGCAGATTATTTATCTTAGATTCTCAAAAAACTGGATTCTTAGAAAGAAGCGGATTTTATCAAAATTATATTCAGTGTTCTGAATCTGGTTCTTATTATCTATCTGGACAAAGAACTGGATTCTTAAATAAAGATTGGATAATTGCTAAATCAGAATCTGGAAATTATGTTCCAGCAGAAGATATAACTAAATATATGTCTTGTGCATCTGGATCTGGTTTAGTTTTAACTGGATATCTTGAAAATTATGCAGTTACTGGATGTTTGCCCAAATATGCTACACAAAGTCAAACTGGAAGTTTTGTACGTTTATCTATTTTAACTGGCAATTATGTAACAACTGGAGATCTACAAAATTACGCTTTAACTGGCGTGATGACAGGTTATTTAGAAACTGGTAAGTTAGTACTTACAACTGATTTATACAAGTATGTAAGAACTGGCGATAATTTAAATTTATATCTCAAAACTGGAGATTTAATTAGTTACGTAAGTTATACGTGCATGAGTGATTTTGTTTCTTGTAATATTGCAAGTCAAAATTATGTAACACAAACTTACGCCAATGCAAATTATGTAAATACGACAAATACTGGGAATGTATTTTTATGCAATAGCCAAACTGGCAACTTTATTACCACTGGAGTTGCTAGTCAGTTTGTTAAATTGGCCGATACTGGATTATATGCTCTATCTGGAGTGACAGGAACATTTATTGTTAATAATTTTATTAAATTGAGTGATACTGGTAATATGGCATTCATTAGTGGATTTGTTTCCACTGGACAAAGCGGTCAATTTGAATCAACAGGATATTCAAGAACATGTTTTGTTACAACTGGACAAACTGGTAATTTTGTAACTCAAAGTCAAACTGTAGACTATTTGAAGTCTTCTCCAGAAAGTTTATATACAAATAGTGGAAACTTAATTTTAGGAAGCGCTGGAAGTAAAATTACAGGAACTACTTCCAACTCTTCAATAATTGGTGGTGCAAATAATACATTAAGAGACTCTGCAAATTCTTCAGCATATAATGCTTCTGGCGCAATATTAAGTGGTCTAGAAAATACTTTTGTACTAGGTGGAAAAGTTAGTTCATTTAGTACAATTAAAAATTCAATAATTGCTAATCCAAGTAATTTCTCCAATTATACTAATAAAAATTATATTTTTGTATTTGGATCTGGAATAACTCCTACAACCGACCACACTTTATATTCTAGAAATTTTTGTTCATTAGAAGGTTATTATGGAAATGGATCTGGATTAACTAATTTGCAAACTGGATGTTTTGTAGTTACAGGAAGTACTGGAAATTTTGTTACAACATCGCAAACTGGTAATTTTGCAACAACATCTTCTGTTACTACTCAGTTAAGTTCTTATTTAACTACTGCAAATGCTTCTAGTACATACTTAACGCAAGCAAACGCATCAACAAGTTATTTAACAAAAACTGATGCTGCCACTGGCTATGCAACAACAGGTCAATTATATAATTGCACTAATACTCCAATCCAAACTTGTGCAACAGCATTTTCTTTATCTTCCACCAATGTAAATTCATTCGTAAGAATGACAAATCCAACTGCTGGCACAACAGTATTAATTACCATACCTGCAAATATAAGCAATTATCCAATTGGCGCATCAACAATGTTTGGACAAATTACCGATGGACAATTTACAATAACTGCAGCTGCTGGAGTTACATTAATATCAAATGGAAACAAGTGTAAAAGTAGTTCAAAAGGTGCTATTGCTACATTAATAAATACTGCGGCTAATGAATGGGTATTAGGTGGAGATATTGTAGCTAATATTTAATAAAATATGAATATAAATTCTACTAGACCTTGCTTATATCATAAAAGAATAACTACTTCAAAACCAAATTCAAAAGTTTATAGTGTTAGTAAATTTTATAATTTTATTAATGGCGAAGGTACAGAAGTTGCAGCTTCAAACTATCCAATATTAGCTGATACTTGGACTGGCGGATCAGAATATTATACATTTTATAGTGGTGGTGGAGTTGGAACAAAAGTTGTAGTAAATACTCATGTTTATTTACATGCAGATGGTAAACAAAAAGTATTTACAAATACAACTTCTCCAGCATCTAATGCAGTTGACGGTCAAATATATTTTTCTCCAAAAAATAATGGATGGGCAATAATTAGTTCTGCAGCATCTACAATTAATCCAGCTCCAAATAATAGTAATCCAACATTAGCAATAAATAATGTTTTTTATATATTTAATGGAACTTATATAAATCCAGCCCCTTATTCTGGAAACAATGGAGCAATTCCTACGTTGGCGGCTAATGGAAAATATTATTCAATAAGATCTGATGGATATAATAATGGAATTTGGAATTCGGGTGGATTACCACAATTAGGTCCAGAGGGAAAATATCACATTTACAATGCTGATGGAACTAGGTCTTCTGCTGATTCTCTTACTAAAGTAAGATATTGCGCAGATGGATTATGGAGAATAATTGCTTCAGATGGAACTGGTTCTTTCATAGCGGCTTCTAATACTCCTGTAAATAATATAGTATATGGAGATGCTGTAAATTACTATACCTTTCAAGCAAATGGTATTACAAATATTGTAAATTTGAATGATATTTATGTTGTTGGTGGGGTTGAAAAAATTTTTTCTAGTACAAGCACTCCCGCCGCCTTAACTTTGGCAAATGGATATGTTGTTCAAAAATTTGGAACAAGCGAATTTTATACAATAACAAATGGAACTAAAACTGCTTTTTCTGGAAATTATCCAAAGCCAGTTGTAAAATACAGTAATCCATTAGGACTTCAACAACATTTAGTTAGCGTCAATAATGTTACTTCTTTAGCTCCGCAAAGTGCATACGTTCCAGTATTATGTCAAGATGGTTTTTATAAATTTTTTACTACGACTGATGGATTTGGAAATATATGGCCAGGCACTTCTGGTGCATCTACTTATATGGGTGGCGCTGGATCTGAATGGGCTGTAAAAATTAATGATGGAACTTACCAAATTTTCATTCTTCCAAATGCATTAAATTCAGTAAATAGATATGGAGTTCCAACTCCAGTTACGCTTGGAAATGTAGCTTATAAATTATTTAGACCTCCAACTTTAAGCCACACAACTCCTAATGCAAATTTTAATTTTGATAATAAATTTTATACATTTTCTGGCGCTTCTACAGCAGTAGCAACAACAGATTATAACGTTTATTTATTTCACGATGGATTACATTATAGCGTACTTGGAACTGCAAAAACATTAGCTGATTCTATAAGCAATGAACTTGCTTTTAAAATGAGCGACGGTAATTATTATACATTTGTTGCTGGAGGCTCTAAAACATTAGTCGAAATTGGTAAGGCATATAGATTATATCAAGCGGATTCTTCAAAATATTATTACTTTACTACTACTAGCACTCCAGTACTTGCTGATTCTTCTACCGTTGTTTACAATAGAAAAAAGGATAATATTTGGTATTTTTTTGCTAATGGAGTTTTGGGTGTTCGCGCCACTTCGATAACAAGTCCTATAAAAGATGGTAATGATAAATTTTATTTATTTGACGTTGCTGGTAATGCTACATTATTTGGATCAAGAACTTTTCCAGTAAAAGCTTATGATGGATATTATTATAAATTTGATTCTGATTCACTTGGTGTTAAACAAATTAGAGTAAAAAATACTTATGCTCCAGAAGTTGATAATAGTTCAATGCCAATGTTTGCCTCTGGAGCAGTACTTGGACAACACTATATTGTAATCTCCTCCACTGCTGGAAGTGGTAATTTTCCTTTACAGGGTTATTATTATCCAACTTATGTTTCTACTAATGCTCCAAATTTAAATTTAACTAATGGATTTTTTCAAACCACACAAAATATAAAAATTTATGATTTTTTATCAAGTGGTCAACCTTCAGCAAATTCATATACTTATTCTGGGCAAAGGCCGCTTTTAGCTTTTGATTCATTATATTATCAAGTAAATAATAATTCTACCACAAAAAATTTTACTAATGGATCTTTATATATTGCATATAATGAAGCTAATTTTGCTTTATTTAACAATGGAATTAAAAGAATACTTGGTACATTTAGTACATTAAATAGATTTACAAATTCTGAAATTTTATTACCAACAGCGGCTGTTGACGCGCAAAATAATTGGTCATTTATAACAGTTTCTGGAAATAATACTGTACATCCAATTACTACGCAATTTATTGGAAGTCCAAATAAAAATTATTTAGCGATTGCTTATATTGATCCAGATAAGTTAACTCCACTTAAAGATATTTTTTTAAGTGATAGCAGTGGTCGTATAACTCAATATATTATTAATAATTTTGCAAAACCATCTTCTTATAAAGATGCAAATACAAGTGCTATTATGATGATGCAAGATGGTTTTTATTATCAAAATAGGAGTACTACTTTCGCTTATAAAGTATATCAACCATATCCAGAGTTTTCGTATCAATGTTCTTTTACTCCATATACTTCTGGATGGTATACATTTTTAAGTGGAATTGAAACTGCTCCAGGCGCCGATCCTAGATTAAGAATGAGTAGTGATGGATTATTTAGATATTTTTCTCAAAATAGTGGAATTACAGTTCCAGTAGATGTATATTCTACACTTCCAATTCTCACTCCTACTTCGGATACAACTAATAAATATTTTTATTTTTCAAGAAGTAGTCCAAATTACAATAATGTTGATTTTTGTTATGGTAGAACTGGATATTATGTAAATAATAATTATCCAGATGATGCAGATAGTAAGAATGGTAATTTTTATACATATAATTCTGGAATTAGAAATAGTATCAATTCAATAACAGATTATTGGACAATAAATGATTATGTAAATTATAATCCTCCAGTAAATAGATATATTAAAATAATAAATTCTTTAACTGAATTTAAAGTTAGTGGTTCGGCAAGCTCTTTTACCAAAGCAAGCGCAAATGAAAGTAGTAGTCAAGTTGTAAACTTATATGATATTGCTAATTATCCCATTAAAAATTTTTATACAAATGTAACATGCACTACAATTTCTAATTCAATTAAATTAACGGGAAAATACGCAACAAAAGCTTTTGATGGAAATTATTATTTTTTAAATGAAAATGGATCTTATATCAATGGAACTTTAGCAAATTCTACAATTCCAACACCTACATATTATTCATCAACTCAAGCAGATAATACTGCGGCTAATATTTATTATACTTTTTCTAATGGAGTAAAAAATTTATATACAACAAACGCAATAACTAAAGCAGTAAAATCTTATGATGACAAATATAGAACTTTTTCTGCAACTTCAGTGGGTAAATTAGTATCTGTTGCAAATATACCTTTTGAAACAACAGATTCTGTAGGTAATTTTAAATTTTTTAATACAGTTGGAGATCCAACTGGAAATATTCCAGCTACAAATTCATATACCCCAAGAACTGGATATAATAATTTATATTATACATTTGATGCAAGCAGCGTTGGAACATTGTATAATTCAACTAAACCAACTTTTACATTTGATGCAAATTGGAAAATTATAACTAATGGAGTGGGTGGAGCAGTAACTCCAAACGCTTCACCTAATCCTGTGTTAGCTGCCGATGGATTTTATTATTATATTGCTAGTAATACTGCAGCAACAAAATTAATAAATGTTAATTCTCCTTTAAAACCATTGGGAGATTCTAAATATTATATTTTTGATGCTTCGGGAGTAAAACAAAATCCAAATGCAATTTTTACTACTTTACCAGTATATATTCCCGATCAAGCAAAATATGCAATTTTTGACTCTGGTGGAAATTATAGTTATCCAGCAACAGTTGCAACTAATCTAGTTATTGAAGCTAAGTGTGCAACTGTAAATACTCAAACAATATCAACTTTATTTATAAATGGAACTGGTGGAAGTGGAAATTTTTTATTAAGTACTTCTTGCGCTATAAATTTAAAAAATACAACTTGCTATTTAAAAACTAGTAATGGAGTTGGTTCTGCAATTTTATCTAATCCATATACTGTTGGAAGTAATTCTGCAAATATACCAATAAGAGCGGAAGATGGAAATTTTTATACATTTACTCCAATAGCAAATTCTATTTGTAGTATTGGAACACTTTATAATAGTACAGTTCCAACTATTTCAATTAGTGGCGCTACTGTAAGCTCACGATTAATTACTAATGGAATTGGAGTAAATTATGTTTCTACTGCAGTATCTGGAGCTGTAATTTTTACAAATACAATTGTTTGCGATCCATTATTAAAAGTTTTATATACTGCAAATTCAACATCAGCAATTTCTTATGTTGATACATTAGGTCATCCAGTAAAAATTTATGGAGGTGGAAATTCATATTATTTAGGTGCAGCAAATGGTATAGCATCGTCTTATACAAGTGCAAATATGACAGCATATGCATATTCCGCTAGTTCATTTAGCGTATGTACTAAAATGCCGCAACTTTCTCCAATGGATGGTGCTAGTTATTATATTGGAGATAACTTAGCTGCAGCTACAGTAAGTCGCCCAATTTTAACAAAATCTGGATCATTTGATTATAAATGGGTTACTATTGCTAATGGAATTGGAACTAGCGTTAGTTCTACAGCACCAATGCAAGCTGATAATAAACTATTTTATACATTTGCGGCGGGTGTTGCAACTATGGTAGCTAATACAACTACACCTACTCAAGCGATAGATACAAACTGGTATACATTTAGTAATGGAGGTGGCACAAAAGCTTCTGATATAACAATACCTACTTTATGTTCGGATGGAAAATTTAGAACTTTTGCAACTGATGGAACGCCTACGTTAGCAGTGGTTACGACAGTTCCTACTTTATGCTCTGATACAAAATTTAGAACTTTTGCAATTGCTGGAGTGGGTACGTTGGTAGCCATTACATCAGTTCCTACTTCATGTTCTGATGGAAAATTTAGAACTTTTGCTACTGCTGGAACGGGTACGTTGGTAGCTGATACAGTAATAGCTACTTTATGTTCGGATACAAAATTTAGAACTTTTGCAAATGGTGGAACGGGTACGTTGGTAGCTGATACAGTAATAGCTACTTTATGTTCGGATACAAAATTTAGAACTTTTGCTACTGCTGGAGTGGGTACGTTGGTAGCCATTACGACGGTGCCAACCTTATGCTCTGATACAAAATTTAGAACTTTTGCTACTGCTGGAGTGGGTACGTTGGTAGCCATTACGGCGGTGCCAACCTCATGCTCTGATGGAACATTTAGAACTTTTGCAATTGCTGGAGTGGGTACGTTGGTAGCTGATAGTGTTACAGTAACATCATCATCTTATAAATTTCCAACAAAAGCAGCAGATAATAAATATTATACATTTACTAATGGATATGGAACTTTGGCTAATTTTCCAGTATTATTTAATACCTCCGCTACTACAATTACTCCAACTACATTTACAAAATATTATACTAACGGAGCTTTAAATACTAGAACTACAAATTCTACTCCAGTAAAATGTGTAGATGGTAAATATAGACTAGTTAATAGTAGTAATCAATCAGTATTTCCAGCAATTAATAACGTTGGAATTGATTGCATAGACGATATAAATAATCCAACTGTATTAAAAAAATATAAATTTGCTGCGGCTGATGGTAATGGTGTTGCAGTTTAATTACTGATTCATTAATTGAATCATTTGTTCCATATTTAGTGAACCACCATTTTTTGCAATCTCTTCTGAGAGAGAAATTCGTTTAGCTTCTGGATCTAAAATATCTAGATCTTCTTTTGTTGCACCAAAAATTACACTAGTCGAATCGTCTTTAACTTTGCTTTGATATTGATCTCTAGTTTTCTTGAGATCTACAAATTTAAAGATTTCGTCTGGATCTTGTTTTATGTCTGCAGGAATATCATCATGATATTGGAAAATATTATTAAATATTCTTCCATATAATAATAACTTCATTTGATAAGCAGATAATTGGGTAATATGCTTACCAAAAAATACTTGTGGATTCTCGCAAGAAGAAAGATACATGTTAAAAAAATCTTGCAAGACAATTTTTTGAATTTGCTTATCTGAGAATTTATCTGATATTTTAAAATATTCCAAATTTAAAGTATTTAATTCCTCATTATCCAATTCCCCAAACCTATGTTCTGTGAACATGTGGTCATTAAGATTTTTGGTATCATAAATCAAATATCTTAGAAATTCTTCATTCGCTCTTTTATTAGCAAAGTCTTCTACTGAAACTCCAATCAATTCTTTCTTTTTAAGAAGAAGTGTATTTAATTTATATTCTTCAGAGTCAATTAATTTTTGATGCTCATCTTTCTGCGAGGGAAGAAAGATTTTTTCTTTTGATTTTTTTAAATTATCAACATAAGTTTGTAATTCAGCAATTTTTAAATCATCAGAATCGGTCCAAGTGCCATCAACTTTTAATCTTTCGAAGATTTGTTCTTCTAATTCTAAACCTCTTTTCAAAGCAATAGCTTTATACTTTTCGTAAGAATCTCCAATTAAAGATTGATCTCTAATTGAAAAATGTCGCAAGTAAAGTTTGACACCTTTAAATTCAAACTTACTGTATCCATCAAATATTTCGACTAAATCGGAAACTAAAGAATTATAATTCACCAGATTCTATTTTTTTATCTAACTCTTCAAAATCTTCTTTTGATGAAGCTTGATTAAAGAACCAGAATGCCATTAGTGTTGAAAGTTTTTTAGAAATTAAGGAATAGTGATCATCCTTTTCTTCTTCTTTTTTATAAAAGCTTTCTAATTTAGATTCAAAATCTTCTCCAGCAAAATATGCTTTTGGAGCTGAATCTTCAGATTGTTTAATATATGTTAAATTTAAAATATACCACAAAAGAATTTTATTTTGAGCTTTTGAGTCTGCAGTATGATCAAAAAGTGATCTATAATTAGATTCAATTTCTACAATCTCTTTTCTAACTAAAGAAAGTTCTTCAATTAATTTTTCATTCTTTTCTTTGTTTTCTTTCTTTTTAGTGGAAGATTCCAACCTTATTGTTTCATTTTGCAAATCATAAATTTTCTTATAAAGATCTACTAATCTTTTAGATTCGGATTCAGACATCATTCCGCCAGTGTCTGAATACTTTTTAGCCAACATGGCTTTAGTGAGAATTCCCTTCTTAATACATTTACTCATCTCTACGCTATATTCCAAATCCGCTTCTTCAATTTCACGACGAGAAGGCTTCTTTAAAAAGATTTCAATTGGTATTTTTTCGGTAGTTTTCTTTTTTACAATTGTTTCTTCTTTTGTTTCTTCATTGATTGTTTTTTCCTCAATGAAAGATTCCTTTTCGTCAAAGATTGTAAAACTATATAAATATTTTGATTCCATATTCCTTATTTTATATTAATTTTTGAATACGAAACTTACAGAAAAATCTTGTAAATCATTTTCTGAGTTTCTCATAGCTTCATTACCAATATCTAAAACTCTTTTCCTAATCCAAGACATTTTTTTATCATCGAAATATTCTGCTGAATTTACGATTGGATGATAATCTTCTGGAAGATTTTTAATTAGTTTTTGTTTATATTGATCGTGTTCAAATTTTAGATCTTCAATTAGCATTAAGTATTGCTTAAATAGTGATGCTATTGATTTAGTTGATTTTTTGGCTAAAAATTCTTTTGCGTCCATACCTTGTTCCTACTATATTATAAAAATAAAAGTGTAAAACTAAATATGTCTAGTTTAATCAGCGATTCTCAAAAACAAGCGATAAGAGATATTGTTGATATGATCCATGATACTTTTGCTAGGGATATTGTAGTTTATAAACAAGGAAAAAAAGTTTCCTTCGTTACTTCTGGAGGATATAACGCTTTATATAAGAAAAATCCTACGGTTTCTCAAGTTGAATTAGAACAAAACTCAAGAACTATAAAAGCAAGAATAAAATATCAATCATTTGATCAGACAAATTTTTACCAAGAATCATCTCAAGAAAAAATAGTAATTCCAGAAGGAGTTGTTTATATAAAAGTAAATAAAGATGGTTATGATTATATTAAAGATGCAAAAACAGTTGAACTTGATGGAATTACGTATGCTATAAAAAGCCCTGGAAAACCAGAAGGAATTTTTGGCCCGCACTATTATAAATTTTTATTAATACCTCTTGAAAGCTAATGGCAAAAGAATTTCGATTAAGTAAATCTTTAAAAGATCAAGCTAATAGACTTGCGGTAAAACAAATTAAAAGTAAATCGTTGTCTTCTTACATTAAGAAAGCGGAAAAACTAAAAGCTAATTTAATTCAAGAATTTGCTTCTCATCCAGTAAGTAAGGAAATTGCAGAAGGCGTTAGATCTGGAAATTATAGTCAAACTTTAGGTGGTTATGGTAATTTATTTACATTTATAGGTTTTGAAGCTAACGATATGCCGCTTGAACCAATTTTTAGAAAACTAGAAGAAATAAAAATAGATTCCAGAACTAGTTATGGAAATTTATTTATTAATATTACAATGCCAACTCCAGAAGAAATATGGCAAATAACTCCTATGCCTTGGCAAGAAGGTAGAAGTTGGGCTAAGGGAATTGAAAGCGGAATATCTGGTTTAAATTTTTTCCTTTTCTTAAAAAAGAGTAGTGAATTTTCTAGATCTGGTTTTGGTATCCAATCGGAAAAAAGAGCGAGATCTTATTTTAGATATACTCCTACATCTTATATATCCACACTTTTAAAAAAATATAAAACAAAATTTTCATCTTTAGCATCAAAAGATGTAGATGCATTTATAGAAATTTTATAATGAAACCGCAATTTCAACACAAAGTATCCACATCTTATTTATTGTGGTTTGAGAATTTCTTTTTAAAAAAGTCGGAAGCTTTTTTTAACGAAACTGGAACATTTACATATTATGCAGATGATCGTTTGCCAGATGATTATCATGCTTTTGGAAGTCAATATAAACAACTAGTATACGATGCCTCAATTCCAAATGCATATATTCCAAGTGGTGTTTATATAAGTGGAACTTTTACTCAATTTGATTCTTCAAATTATATTTTAGATTACGAAAATGGAAGATTTATAGGTAAATCTGTACCTACTGGATCTGTTGTTTCTGGTGCTTTTTCACCTAAAACAATAAATGTTTATTTTACAAATGATACTGAAGAAAATATCGTTTTAAACGTACAAGAGAAAATAAATCAAAGCGTGGTTAATAAACATGAATTTTACGCCCCATATCAGCAAAAACTTCCAGCAATTTATCTATCAAATGATACAGCTCTAAATAAACCTTTTGCGTTTGGCGGTTTTAATGAAACTCAGATGAAATCAAAGGCAATTGCAATTGCAAATAATAGTTATGAATTGGATACTATTTTATCTATATTTGCGGACTCTTATAATGAATTAATTCCAATTTGCGATTTTGATTCTCATCCTTTAAATGAATTTGGAGCTTTAAAAACTGGATATTATTCATACGAAGATATAAAAAAGAATTATAAAGATCATCTTTTCGTTAAAGACGTAATTGTATCAAAACTTTCCGATAAATTAAAACAAAATTTATTAAAAGATTTATATATTGGTTTTATTGATTTTACATTATCCACTTTCAGATATAGATCTTAATATTTCACAAACATTTATCAACACTGTAAAAACATACAATTAAACTTTTCTCATTATGGCCCGTAATCGCGTAATTTACCAATCAGAAGCTCTCTATGTAAGTAAGAATATCAATTCTACAGGTGTTACAGAACACGCTCAACTTAGAAGGGTTCAAAGTGCTAACTATAACTTTAGTATTGATCGTCAAGACGTAAATCAATTCGGGCAACTCGCTCGTATTGATGCTCTTGTACTTAAATCTCCAACTGTAGCTTTGGATTTTTCTTATTATCCAACTGATGGTTATAATGAAAAAGTTCTTGGATTTTATGTTCAAACTGGATCTCAAGCAGAAGGTAATTTTGCTTCTGGTCAAATGGCTGGATCAAGTGGACAAAATTTTTATATTGTTACTTCTGAAGAAGGAACCGATTTAAATACATTAGGTGGAGTTACTGCACTTTCTGGTAAAAATGCAATTGCTATTGGTAATGGATTTTTAAGTAATTATACTTTTAATGCTAGTGTTGGAAATCTTCCAACAGTTTCAGTTAATATTGAAGGTTTGAATATTAAATCTTCAGCAATTAGTGGAAAAGCAATTGGAAACTTCACTGGAAATTTAGTTCTCGCACCAACAATTAATCCAGTTGAAGGTACTGAATTAACTTTAACTGGTTATTTACCAAATCCATCCGAAGCGACTGGAACTACAGTTACATCAGCTTTACGTCCAGGGGATATCACTTTAGGATTTGGAGATTATACTTTGGCTAATGCAACTGGCGCACCTATCTCAGTTTTAAACGGAGATGGCGGATTGAATGTTCAAAATGCTTCTTTATCAATTCCATTATCCCGTACTCCAATTGAAAGATTGGGTAGTAGATTTGCATTTGCTCGCGTTGTTGATTTCCCAATTATAGCCACTTTAAATGTAAGCGCAATTGTTAACGAAGTTCAAGCAAAGAGCTTGGCTGGAATGTTAAATGATAACTCTAAGAGAGATATCAGCTTAACTATCAAAAAACCAGGCGGTTCTGATAATGCATTAGTGTTTAAATTCAAAGGTTCTCAATTAAAGAGTGAATCTTTCTCTTCGAGTATTGGAGCTAACAAGACTGTTGATTTAGTATTTACAACGCAAGTTGGCGGTCCAACAGATACTTCAAATGGCGTTTATTTATCGGGGTCTTACACTGATTCTGTTGATGGTAATTGGGGTTACTAATTTTAATTAAATATTTTAGAAAACCCGCTCTCACAAGGAGCGGGTTTTTTATTTTCGTGTAACTATATAAAAGGATTAAGGCATGGCAGACGATATTAGAATACCAGTATCAGCAGATACAACTAGATTAGAATCTGACATTGCTAATGCAGGTCGTCGAGCGCAAATTGTAATTAGACCAACTATTGATGGTAGAGGCATTGAGGGAATCAGTAGACCTTTAGGAAAAATTACTGGTCAAGCTGATGAGTTCTCAAAATCAATGGAAGCTGCAAATGCTCGCGTACTCGCATTCGGGGCATCTGTTGGCGTTTTGAATGCAGTTGCAAAAGCTTTTGAAAATATAGTTACTTCTTCAATCGAAGTAGAAAAAACTTTAAAAGAAATTTCTGTAGCAAGTGGAGAGAGTGCTTCCAATTTAGATAAATTAGGAAAAGGTATTTTTTCTGTCGCAAGAAATACTGGAACATCTTTCAAAGAAGCTGCTGATGCAGCATTAGAATTTTCTCGTCAAGGTGCTGGCATGGAAGAATCGCTTAAACGCGCACAAGCCGCCCTTGTACTAACTAGAACAACTGGATTAGATGCTGCTGAGTCAGTTAGAGGTTTAACTGCTGCAGTTCAATCTTTTAATCAAGTTGGATTAGATTACGAAGCAGTCGTAAATAAATTAGCTAGTGTTGATACAAAATTTGCTGTTAGTTCAAAAGATTTGATTGAAGGCATTTCTCGTTCAGCTTCGGTAGCTCAAGAGGCTGGGGTATCTTTTGATGAATTAACAGCTTTAATTACAACACTTCAAGAAAAAACTGCGCGTGGCGGAGCTGTAATTGGTAACGCTTTAAAAACAATTTTTACAAGAGTACAATCTACTGAAAATTTGGATTTATTAAGAAGTTTGGGAATTGCCGTTAATGATGTTTCTGGCGATATTCTTCCAGCAACAGTAATTATAAAAAAACTTGCAAATGAATTAAATAATTTAGATTCCGCAACAAGAAAAAGCGTTTTAATTAAAATAGGTGGTGGATTTCAAATTGATAAATTAGCTGCTGTTTTAAATGATTTAGCAGATGCCAATGGGACTTTTGAAAGATCATTGAATGCATCTCAAAATGCTGGTAGTCAAGCTTTTGCAAAATTAGATCAATTATCAAAAACTACTGATGCCGCATTTCAAAGATTAAAAACTTCTGGAATGGAGTTTGCAAGTACTATAGGAAGTATAGCAATATCAGATGATTTAAGAAATTTATTTGAAAAGGGAGCTTCATTTTTAGAAGGAGCTACGGATAAAATTTCTGGTGGAGAAACTATTGGATCAAATTTAGGAAAAGCGATTGTTAAAGGTATTGGAGGTATTATTTCTGGACCAGGCTTTCTTCTAGCTATTGGTCTTGGCGGTAAATTATTATTTGGACTTGTTGATTTCTTGAATAAAAGTTTACAATCCCAATTAGGATTGAATTCAAAGAAAAAAGAACAAGAATCTTTAGAGAGAGCTATATTTACTGCTTTAACTAGCAACGCACAAGTTCAACAAAACATTTTAAATTTAGAAGGAAATAAAGTTAAGCAAGCAGAATATTTATTGAGTATATATTCTGAACAAGCAAACTTTTTGCAAAAGATGTCTGCAATTTCAAAAGAGATTGCTCCAACTTTATATTCTGGTGGAATTAGAACTTCTGGCGAAGGTGTCAAAAAAGTTTCTGGTGCTGCTAGTGGGTATATGCCAATTGCAGATGCAGTTCAGAATGAAAGAAAAATGGCTCCAGCTGGAGCTAAAATTAAAATTGATAATAATTTTCCTCTTGGTGGCGGTAAAAGTGGGACGATGGTTTATAACGATAGAGAAACATTAATTCCAAACTTTGCTGGAACTGGTGGTACTGCAATTATACCAAATTACGTTCCCAAAAATGCAGCAAAGGGATATGTTCCAAATTTTGCAGACGTAACTCAAATACAAAAACCATCATTAGCACTTAACGCAGAAGAATTTGGCGTAGCTGGATTAACTATTGGTGGACAACAATCAATTAAAAAAGTTCGCTCTAAAATGTTGAGCGATCAATATTTAAGTACTTTTTCGGAAGATCCTCAGTTACAATCTATTTTCCAAAAGTATGGAAAAATAGAATTAGATTCAGTAAACGTTGGAAATGTTTATCGTAGAGAAAATGAAAATTTGGATACGGTAAAAGCAAATGAAAAACAAATAAAAGAATTCTTTATACAAAGAGCCAATGATGCAATTTCTCCGCAAATATCAACTTTTATAAAAAGCGAATTAGATCTTTTAAAAGTAAAGCCAACTGCCGCAATGGGGCTTGCTTTAAAGAACTCTGAGAAGTTTAAATTTATAGATCAAACTGTCGCTGGTCACTTTTTTGAAATGATGGTGAAAGCTGCAAATATGGGATTTGCAGATCAAAGCTGGGGTAATTTTACTGGAGCTTCTGAAGCAAAGAGTTTCGACATTTATGGTTTAAAATCTAATCTAGCAAAACAATATGGATTGCCAGAAAAAGATTGGCCATATGTAGAAGTTAAAAGTTCTACAAAAGAACTTAGTATAGGTTTAGTAGATAAATTCAAAGAAGAAATAAAACGAAAAGGTCCATTGAGAGATAATTTTGTTTCTAAATATGGTGGAGCTAAATCTAGTGCTTCTGGATATATACCTAATTTTGCAATACAAGGTTTAGCTTCATATCCAGAGGTAATGGCTGGAAGAGTATTTGAAGCTTTATTAAGAAATGATGATTATATTGATTTAACTGAAAATGAAGTAGCTCCCGATATTAAAAAAGGAAAATATAAAATAAGTGAAGCTAAATTATCTTTAGATGCAGCAATTAAAGATAACAATTTTGGACCAGGTAAGGCAAAGGGAAATATAGTTACTGTACCGCAAGATGCAAATAAAGATTTAGAAAAAAAATTAAAAATAACAAAAAATTCAACTATAAATTATAGTAATATACCAAGAGCGCGTTTATTTGAAATAGCTAGAAAAATATTAAAAGCTAATTTAAGAAAAAATAATATTGATTATAAACATATACCATTAATTAAAGCTGCGAAAGGTTATATTCCAAACTTTGCAAAAATACAATCATTATCTGGTCCATTCTCTAGATGGAATACTAATTATGCAGGAATGTCAGAAGAAGATGTGAAATCATCTTTTGCTGGACAGAAGGGTACAGATTTTAGTGGAACAACTGCTGGCGAACACAATCCATTTATTGGAAAATATGATTTATTAGAAAATAATCTCATTGCTTCTATTTTGGGCAATAATACATTCTTTTCTCCAAATCAAGAAGATAGACGCAGTTTAGAAAACTTTGCTAATGTACTTTCGGCGCAAGGAAGAAGTAAAGATGTTGGTTTCATGGGCTTCACTCAAGCCGTTACTAAAGATGACGAAGTAATTTCTGGTTTAATTTCTGGCAATTTTAAAAATATAAAATACGAAAAATTAAAAGATATATTTCCAAGATTATGGAGAGCTAAAGGCGTTGGTAATGTTTGGGATGAAGTCAAAAAAGAAATGCTTGAAAGAAAAGGTTTTAATTATTTAAGAAGATCTAGTTTAAAAGAACCGACAAAAATTTTAAGAGATGCTGCAATTCAAGCCGTTACAAAATATAATAATGTTTCTGGATTTAATATTGATTTAACTGGAAGTGCCGATAAACAACTTTTGGATAGAAAAATTAGTAAAGATGTAAGTTATTTAACTCCATTTACTGGATCTGGAATTAGTGATTTTAAAAATCTTGGAGTAGAGAAAGCAAAAAGAAAAGCGTCTTTAGATGAAGAAAGAAAATTACAAAAAATAGAAGAGTATAAAAAATCTGGAATTCTCTATAGAGATTTTAAAAATAAAGAAGTTGAATTAAGAAAATTGGGTAGATGGGGAAATTACGATAGTCAAAGAAAAGTAATTTATTTATTAAATGCAGCTAGTGGATATATTCCAAATTTTGCACAAGGTCCATTAATGGACGCTATTCAAAGAGAAAAATTAGAATCTGGATTGCCGCTTTCTGCAATTTCAGTTGTTAAAGATAATAAACTTATTGGTTCTCAAAATCCAGCTGGTTTAGGCGTCATTAATAAAAGAGATGAACCAAATGGTAGAATTCCAAACTTTGCAGCTAATACACCTACAGATCCAGCAATAATTGCTGCATTTGAAGATGCGATTAAATCTTTAATTAAAAATACTGGTGATTTAGATAAAGCAATAGAACAAACAGCAAAAAATGGAGAAAACTTTGGATTTACAATTGAAAATTTAAATAAAGGAATAAATTTAGCTTTAGAAAACAAAAATCCAGCACAAGCATTAACTGAAAATTCTGCAGAATCCGATAAAAAACAAAAACAAAAGCAAGAAATTGAATCTTCAAAAGAACTAAGCGAGCAAAAAAAGAAAGAAATAAAATCAGTTCAAGAATCTACATTTAGTATTTTAAAATGGCAAGCAATGCTTTCATTTACTCAAGGCGCATTATCTGCATTTGGACCTGCTGCTGAGAAAGCTGGTCAAGCAATAAATGATTTTGGAAGTGCAATTTATACTTTAAAAGAAAGTAGTGATTTAGTAAGTAATTTAGCTTTTAAAGGCAAAGCTTCATTTAAAGAAACTGATGCTGGAATTGCTTTTAAAAAAGCAAAAGATGCTGCTGGTGGTAATATTAAAGGTGTTATTGGTGGAACTGCAGCGGCTCTTGCTACGGAAGGTGGAGTGGCAGCTTTAGCTGGAGCTACACTAGGTCCAGTTTTAATTGCTGCAACTGCGGGTGCTTTAGCAATAAAAGGATTAGATTCTGCAATTGAAGCATTAAATGGTAGTTCTCAAAAAACGGCTGCTGCATTAGAAATGGTTGAGCAAGCTCAAGCAAAATATCAAATTTCATTAACTGAAAGTCAAAAAAGAACTATTGAAAATAGTGTTTCAAATTTAGGAAAAGGTACATCTATAGGAGGTGCATATAATAGATATTTTGGAGGTCTTTTTTCTATTTCAATGAGTGATGCAGAAAAAAATCTAATTAAAGCTGGCGGATCAACAGGTTTACAAACAGAAGGAAATAAAAGTATTGCATCTTTAATTGGATCTTCATATTTGCCGCAAATTGAAATGAAGATGAAAGAAGAGCAATTTAAATCAAATAAGGCTATTGGAATAAATACTAAATTTGAAGATATTAAATTAAATCCAGATTCTGTACAAAATGCATTAAATCAAAAACAAGCAGATATATTACGCCAAGCAACTGAAAAAACTATAAGAGAACAAGTTACTGTTGCACAAAAAGAATTGCAACTATTTAGACAAGAAAATCTTGCAGAAATAAGAAAGCAACAAAAGGAAGAAGACAAAACAGGGAAAACTGGAGACACTCTTGCGAAGTTTAAAGAATTAACGAAAAAAAATATAGAAGCTGTTTTTAACGGTGGTAGATCAGTAACTGATCCAACTTTACTTTTTAAAAATCTAACGGACATGATACAGTCCGATTCCAAGATAGCAAAAGAAACTGCGGCATCAGATAAAACTTTTAGAGAGTCATTTTTGTTTTCAACTGAATTATTAAAAAAACAATTAGAAAGTTATCAACAAATTGAAAAAATTAATTCTTCAAGAATGACTTCTGAAGAAGCTATACTTTCTATTAGAAAAGAATTATTGTCAACTTCAGAAACTGAAAAACAAAACATAGAATTTAAATTACAATCATTGCAAGAGGAAAAAAACTATAGATCTGAAATTAAAGACGCTACTCTTTCCGCTGCCAGAGAACAAGTAAGTACATTTATAAGTAATCGTGGAAATCAAGTTACGGAAGAACAAGCCACTAATATTAAAAATATTTTTTATGAAAATTTAAAAAATGCTGGGCAAGATACTGAAAAAATTAAAGATTCTTTTAATGATTTTGTTATATCTTTGGAAACTGCAGGTTTCAAAAATGAAGCTTTTGTTGAAAATTTAAAAGTTCAAGGAGAGATATTACAACAAAATTTAAATACAATTAAAGCTCAATCTGATGCTAGAAAATTTCAAAATGCAATTGAAGCTCAAAATAAATCAATACTTGAACAACAAAATTATCAATATTCAATTCAAAAAGAATTTTTGCAAGGAAAAATAAATGCAGCTCAAAAAGAATTAGATATAAGAAGAGAATTAAGAGATATAGAAAATAAAAAGAAAGATATTTCTTTTGAAAGATCTATGGTTAGAGAGCCAGATAGAATCGTATCTCAGCAAAAACAATTTTATGATGCGCAAAGAAATTATGAAAATTCACTTTTTGAAATTCAACAAAAAAATGCTAGTTCATTTTTACAAAGCAAAAATAACACAATGGCATTTCTTGAAAAAAGAGGTATTAAAGATATTGGAAAATATGAAGAAGTAGCTAATGCCAAATCAAATGAAGATTTACTCAAAATTGCAAAAAGCGCTTTGGAGACTGAAGCTAAAGGATTTGATGATAGAGTAACAAACGCTGGTAATAATTTTTACAAAGTAGTCTCCGATGCTGCAGATAAAGTATCTGTATCATTAGGAGGAAAAAGTAATGAAGAAATTTTAAGAAATAGAATTACTGATTTAAATGCTCCAATTCCCGTTACACAAAATAATATTCAAAATGATTTAAATAAATTAAAAGAAGAAAGAGCGCTTCTTTTGGATAAACCAGATCTTGATCCAACAGATGATTATTATGTCAAATTAAATAAAAAAATAAATCAATTAACCGAAGCGTTCGATAAAGCAGCAGAAGCTAAGAAAAAATTTGATATAGAAAAAGTGTCCGATGAAAGTATTAAAAATATTGCTGGAATACTACCTGGACAGACCAATGAAAAACAAGCTCTTCAGAATGCAGAGGATCAAAAAAGATTAGATATTTACAAAGCTCAACTAGAGCAATATAAACAAAATACATTTGGTGGTGGCATGTTGCAATCTGCAGACCAGATGCGTGAAGAAATTGATACATTTGGAAATAAACTTGGAAAAGAAATTCCAATGAATTTTAGAGATAGTATGGTGCAAGCCATGAAAGATATATCTAGCGGAACCAAATCCGTAAAAGATGGCTTGCTAAGTGCTGCTGCGGCGTTTTTACAGAAAATAAATGACGCATTGATGACAAATATGGCTAATAAAATTGTGCAACCTATTACTAATATGTTTGGAAATATTGGTGCGCCTGCATTCGCTTCTGGTGGATTAATTAGCGGTGGTTCTGGAACTAAAGATGACGTTCCATCAATGTTAATGGGCGGTGAATTCGTAATCAATAAAAAAGCCGTACAAGCATACGGTAAAGATTTTTTTAATAAATTAAATTCTGGACAATTAAAAAAATTTGCTAGTGGTGGATTCGTTCCAACTAAAGAGTTAAATGTTACTGATTATGCAAGAAATCCTCAAAAATATAGTCCATATGGACAATCAAGGAGTGGAAAATATTCTTTTGATGAGCAAGGTAATTTAATAGGAGATCTTTCTTACACTGGAAAAGAAGAAAATAAGGAGTATGCTTTAAAAAAAGCTCAAACAGATTTTTATGCGAAAAATGCACAAACAAGAACAGGTGAAGGATTTTTAATACCTGGACAAGAAGGTTCTGGAGCAATTATAGGTCAACGAAATTTATTAGCATTTGCGACTCAAGAGGTTACGACTCCTAAATATGATAGATTATCTTCGTCATCAAATTCAGCATCTATTGATTTAATGGGTGGTAGTACAAATTTGTCTTTATATGCTTTAAGGAATCAAGATGATTTAAGAAATAAAGAATTTGCAGATGCAAAAAGTAAAGCATTTGAATTGTATCTAGGTGGAATAGATTCTAATAAACAAAAAGCTTATATTGCAGAACAAGAAAGAAAAGCGGAAGAAGAAAGGAAAAAGGCAGAAGCTGAACAAAGAAAAAATATGTGGAAAAGTATTGGATTGCAATTTGCAATTGGTGTTGGCATGAATTTTTTAGGAAGTTATTTGGGTAATGCGTTTAATTCGGGCCAGCAATCAGCTTTAAATTCACAGATGAAACAAATTAATTCTAGTGAATTTTTACCATCTAATCCAGATATACAAGGCGCAACAATGGGATATGATCAATTTGGAAAAGCATATTCCACAACAAATACTGCCACAATAGCAAATACAAAATTAGGCGGATGGGATTCAATTAAAGCTGGCTTTGGTGGAATAGGTAATAAATTAAATCCATTTTCTGAATCAATTGGAAATGCAAATAATACAGTAATGTATAATAATCAACCATATTCTTGGTCAAATCGTGGATATGAACCAATGAATGCAAGCAAAATAAATTGGAGCAATATTCAATATTCACAAAATATTAATGGATTAGTTCCATTTACAACATCTAAATATCAAATGCCACCAAGTAAAATCCAGAAAAAAGCTTCTGGTGGATATATTTCTGGCAATGGTATGGGAGACAATGTTCCAACTATGTTAAATGGTGGAGAATTTGTTATATCTAAACAAGCTGCAGAAAAAACTGGATATGGAAATTTGCAAAAAATTAATTCTGGAAATAGTAAAAATTCCGATATGGAAGATTTGATTTCTAGATTAGAAAAAAAATTAGAAGATTTAATAACTAAAGTTAGTGGAATAGGTTCAATTTCTATAAATGTAACAACAAGTGGAGGTTCAAATAGCAGCATGTCTTCTCAAGAATCTTCAACTGGACAAGATTCTCAAAAACAAAAAGAATTAGCCAGAACAATTAAAGATACTGTCTTATCAGTATTAAGGGATGAAAAAAGAATTGGAGGACTTTTAAGATAATGAAAGATCCAAATTTATATAAATTATATTATTTGAGTGGAAATGGTAATCTTTCAAAATTTATTGAATTAGATGGGATTGAAAATTTATCAATGGATAAAAAATTATCATTTGATAATAGATATGTATTAGGTGGTGTAGAATCGGCTTATCAAATAAATTCTCCACAACAAATAGAATTATCATTTGATAGAAGTTTTATAGGCGCTGATCCTTTAGTTAATTTTACTGGAATTAATCCAATTGAAAAAGTATTTGTATATAATGGTAATCAATATTTTGAACTTACAAATTTATATTTAAATAATTATTCTGCAGTATTTTCAATAGGAGATTTGCCAAAAATAAATACTAAATTTATTTCGTATGGATCAGATATATTACAATCATCA